TGAGACCCTTGCAGGTCGGACTGATACGGATGCAGTAGTTCTGAAGCAGCGAGTTGACCAGCACCCTCGTGTCCCTGATACTGGGGTTCACCGCAGGCTGACGCATCTGCGCCCTACCAAGATGAAGACGAGCAGCCACCACATCGTAGTACCCGGTGTTGCCTGATGTCAAGGCTGAACGGTTCGCTCCGGTCGCATCGCCAGTCACTATGAAGCTCGCCTTCGGGAAGGCTGCGATGATAGTGTCGCAGAGTTGGTAGATGTCTGAGTTCCGCAGTGCGAACTCCTGCACCACGTTTATGCATCCGTCCTTGTGCTGGATTGCCAAGCAGGTTATGGGGTCGACGTTGAAGTCGAAGCTCAAGTACAAATGCTGGAGCTTATCGTACTCCACCGCAGTCACGTGCTTGCCCTCGTCAAAGGCATAGGCGAATGGATTGTTGGCAAGGTCAACATCTTCGGCAAGTATCTCGCACCGGAAGGTCAACTCATCCAACTGCTCACGCAAGTGGTCAACCTCATCATGGCTGATATGCGGATTATCGTAAGTAGATAAGTTGAAAGAACTCCAGCTTCCGTCATCCTTAGCGAATAGTTCTTTGAAGAAAGTCCTGCCGAACTTTGGAGTGCTGAGAATCCACGCATCGCCCTTGAAGTCGAGCAGCGTTGCCATGATAGTCTGAGTCCAAGCCTCTCTGAACTTCTTAGCCTTCTCAGCCTCGTCAATCACTACCCTCGCATACTTGCGCCCCCTACCTGAGTCAGGCTCGTCCATCGACCAAAAGTCAATCACGCCACCAGTGATGAGTCGCATCTGTTTAGTCTGCTCATTCTTCGTCTCGATGATTGGCTTGAGCGTGTACTTGAGTTCAAGCCACACATCATGAAGGTCCTTGTACGTGGGTGCATAGTACGCACACGGCTTGCCATCGAGCGCAATCTGAGGCAGCAGCTCATTGACCGCAAGCGTGGTCTTGCCCCACCTCCTACCAATCTTCAGCACGTTGTAGCGACTCGCTTCCGTCAGAACCTTCTCCTGACCACTATGCAGTCGCTTGAGCTTGACCTCGATGTCAGTCACGGATAATCCTGATATTAATCGTGCCGTCATCCGGCTTGATCTCCTGACGGTTCATCTTAGGAGTGATGTACTCGGCAAGAGTAGCCAACATCTTGAGTCGCTCGCCCGGACTGAGTTCAGCCAAGTCACGCCTCATCTGGTACTCATCGTACTCGTTCAGCACTCGTTCTATTTTTTCTTTGAGTCTCATCTCTTCTTCTTGACTTTAGCAGGCAGGTTCTTCATCTGCTTGGGAGATGTCTTCTTGGCGAACTCCTTAGCGACTTTCGGATTGGTTGCGTATAGATACGCTCTTTGTGATTTTGATTTGAATGGCATCGTCTCTTAGATTTACAAAGATAAAGCTAATCTCTTCGGTTATTTTTCGCTCTTGCTTGATGTCATACCAATCGCTTCCATCAAAATAACCTTGCATCATCTCTTCATTCGCAAGCCTCAAGGTATAGTTCCCTTCATCGACAAGCAGATCATCAAATCGAAACCATGTGTTTCTCACTCAATCTCCCCCTCATCACGAAGCACCCTCTCTGCCCACCTCAGTGCAGGCTCACCGCCCCAGAGCAGGTACGAGATAGTGCCACACGCAGTAGTGTCACGTGGGTCATAGTATTCGGCTGCTCTGCTCAGATACGAGTACATCCGCTTCACGGTCTCCGTTGTGATAGTCTCCCGGTTAGCCAGTTGCTGCGCACGTATCTTGCCCACCTGCGTAGCGCATCGGTTGTTGATCTCAGCGTTCAGCCGTATCCCCCTCTCAGCCTCATCGCTGATAGCTTGAGGGTAGTCATCATATGTTGCCATTACTTTTTGCTTCTGTATTGATAGAAGTAAAGATAGTCATTCACGAGGCAATCGTCCTGCACCAGTCCTGACTCAGCCAAGCGTATCGAGTAGTCACGGTCCTCGCCCATACTTATCGGCTTATAGCCTATCTCCTTTGCGATACTCGTCATCACCGGGTTGAGATGGTTGAGCGGTCTTGTGTACCTCATCGCTCCATCGTAGCGAACTGGCTTCTCTGAGTACGCAAGTCCTGCCTTGTGGATGAACTCCACCGGAATCTTGCCGTCCAGTGTGATGATACCTCTGAAGCCTACCCCATAGGCATCACGCCTCATCCAGTGCAGAATCTTGTCAACGTAACTGCCAGCAATCACATCATCATCGTCAATGAAGTTGATGTACTTGGTCGTGCAGTTGTCTACTGCGTACTGTCGCTTCTCGCCTATCGAATGCTCACGGTTATCCTTCAGGACCACCACATCAACCTGATGATTGAGTTGAGGGTCGAGCAGTCCTCGCAGGCGTTGGAGGTAGTTCTCCCTGCCGTTAATGGTCAGGATGAAGATCGTCCAGAGTGCCTTAGATGGGGAAGCCATTGCGCTTGCGGTGTTCAAACACATGTTGCCCATGATCCCACGCTATCTTGCTATTCTCCTTCTGGTAGGTCTTGTCGAGCTTGCTCTTGCCTACTGTATAGTGACGATGGTCGAACTCTAAGTTCTTATCGACCCGGTAGAATCCGTGTTTCCTCGCTGTTTCGGCTAAGTCATTGTCTGCGAACATTGATATGTACGCAGGATGATACAAGTATCCAAGCTTCTCGTATGCCAGCCGATTCATAATGGGTAGAGTCACGATGTCGCTGCGGATTCCGTCAAAGACCTGCAACACTACTGGCTCATCGCCATAAGCATTGAACCGTTCTATGAGTTTCGTATCCCATCCAAGAGGTGGGAACATATCATCGCTAACCAGCACCAAGATATCGCCCTGACTTCGTTCAGCAGCAGCATTGCTTGCCTGCACCATGTTGGTCGAATCGCCTACTATGATAGTCACTGGCTCATTGTCGAACACCCGGTAGTAGTCATCGGCATCCGGGTCGTTACTCGATAGGCTGATGATCCACTCGATCTCATCGTAGTTGGTCTCAGCCATGACCCACTGATGATGACAGAAGACCGCCTGCTCCGACCTTCCGAAGCTGGGGTGGATGATACTTATTCTTTTATCCATAACATTAAGATAAATAAGGGGAGGCAACAACTCCTCCCCTTCAAACAACAAACTAACTATGAACGAATTTCGCTTTACGGAGCGATTTAAGACACTTTCGTGTTAGAATGGTAGGTCACCCCCACCAACGTGCAGAACGTTCGCCTGAACGCTTGTATTGGAGTTATACGGCTTTTTAAAGGCAACGCTGAGATATTTCTCGCCAGCCTTGCTGGTCTTGACCCAAGCACTGAGTTCCATCGGTTCACCGTTGACCACGCACTTGCCAGTGTAGTCCGGATGAGTTTCTTGTTGCTTTTTTTTGTTGGCGAACAGTGCGCCTGAGTTATCCTTCTGATCCATTTGATTATTTGGTTTGGCGTTAAATATCGGAAACGATTGGATTATTCCAAGCACTTAGTAGAATCTTCATCTTAAATTCATCCGTTAAGATATGTTAGTCATTGTGAAGATAATTCATTCTGTAACTTATTGATTCTCTTGTATTGTTAAGATGTTAAGATATATTCCAAGTATAAAGGAAAAAAAAAGAGAAGACCATCAATAATATATATATAAATAGGGGCATATGAACCTTCACATCTTCACAACCTCTGTAATTCCTTGATGTTTAATTACTTGAAGCGTGAAGATGCTTTCGAAACATCTTCACAAATCGTCACATCATCTTCACAGAAACCTGAAAATACACCCCATCTCGCCTTGTTTCCTTGCTTAACTCCTGCCCAAGGAACGCTGAGCAGTGCTTGAACCAAGTCATCAGTACCCGGTTGTCGGCTTTGGAATGCTCCTCAAAGGACAATTTCAGCTCCTTTGATAGTTCGCTAAGTTTGTAGATAGTCACTGGCTTGATGTTATCCTTGTACCATATGTAGATCTCTTCCGGTACGTTTTGGAGCAGTTTCTTGTATTGCAGGTTGATGTTGACCGGTTGCTGGAGACCATTGCGCAGGTATCGATGGACAGCGAAGATCATGAAATTGTCAAAGAGTTGCCACTGACGGTCATCCCAGTCATCGAATAGGTTATGCCCAAAGAACTCGATAGGCTTGTAGTTCTTGTGGAAGAATCGCTTGAACTGAATCTCGTGCCGTCTGCGTTCTTGGGAGTCACCCTGACCATTGAGGACATAGTTAGAAGTGATGATGACCTTTGGAGCATCATCGTGCTTAATATAGAAGGAGTCCTTGTTCTTCTTCTCGACCTCGATCCCGTCAGTGATCAGGGAGAAGAGTTTCTCGAAGTTGAAGTTCTTGAGTACGTCTTCCCAGACAAGCACTTGTGTTGCAAGGGTGACACGCTGGTAGAGAAATGCCTTTCCCCAGTTCCATAGCTTGCCATCGAACTTTTCGGTCTTCTTCATGTGCGAGATTCCTTGTATGAATATGCCCTTGCCGACTCCTCCCTGCGCCACATCGGAGATGATCTCGTCAGTGATGATGACGGCTTTGGGATTGGACTTGTCCTTGTAGCCGTGCAGGATATAGCCTATGGTATTGCAAATCATGTCGAAGTTCTCCATGTTCTCTTTGGTGGGTTCGTTGGCGGTGGAGACCAGCCAGATGAACTTGCAGAACTCGGACTCATCCCAGCAGGATTCGATGTAGATCTTGTCTTCCTCTGAGAGGTTTGAATAGTCTGCCAGTGGGGTGAACTTGCGCTTAATTACTTGGTCCTTCCATATGTGTTGAGACATAGTTGTACTGTACTCAAGGCATTCGATGGTCTGTCCGGTGACCTTCACGAAGCAGTTCTCGTAGTAGAAGTAGGCAGTGTCACGGTCATCCTTTTGGAAGTTAATCTTGGTTGGGGGTAGCCATGCAAGCTTCTCCTCCTTGATGTAGTTCTCATCGAGGCGGTCTTCAATTTGGTTCTGGATGATGTGCTTGGGATGACCGTTGATTACATCGGCTTGAATTGAGTTGAAGTGTTCTCGGATTATGTTTCGGATGCCGTCTTGGTTCAGTTCATGCACGATGCCTCCGTTTATCTTGACCATCATCCAAGAGTTCTCGTCAATCTCATAGCGACTGATGGCGTACTTCTCGTATATCTTGCGCAGTGCGGTCTTGTCCACGTGGTAGGAGTCTCCGTTCTTGGTAGTCTTGACCGTCCAGAATATGTCCGTGTTGGGGGGATTCATGGCTTGGTCGATGATGGCATCGGCTTGGTTGCCTGATATCTGGTATTCCTCTTCGAGCTTATCCTTGATTTTGTCGGGGTTGATGTTGGCTCGCAGCCAGTTTTGGACCGCGTAGATCGGCTCATTGTCCTTGAAGAACATCGTTTTGAACTCTTTGGCATTCAAGGTATATGCAGACTTTACCGTGCGCTGAATCTCCGGTGAAGTAAAGTCAGGCTCTACGTATCGCAGCAGGTAGCCGATGGCTTCTTGGTGATTGATGCCGTATCGGTTGAGGGCGCAGGCGAACTTATGTATGTAGTTGTTCCGTCCTGCCCGGAAGGAGTCGGTGCGGTCAATCCACTTTTGAAGCTTCTCGATGATTCGGTCTGAGTTGTTCATCACCAGTGCCGGAGGAATCTCAGCGAATCCCTTGTGGCTCTCAGCGTAGTGCATCTGGAGATAGATGGGCGCATCGGGATTGTAGTAGACATCGGGGTCTTCCGTATCGAAGCAAGCGGTCGAGATGTTCTTGACCTTGATGTCGAAGGATGGCAGGTCGAAGTGTTCCTTCAGGCTCAGGAAATAGTTCTCATGATCTTCGATGCTCGGAGGTATGCGCACCAGTACCTTGTAGCCTTTGCCGGAGGGCGATAGGAAGCAGGCGAAGATGTACTCTGACTTTCGCATTATGTTCTCTTTGGTCTCGCCATCGAAGTCAAGGCATATGAGTCCGGAGTGTTCTTGGATGGATGCAGCGTTCTTGCGTGAGAACACACCACTGAAGCAGTAGGCAGGGAGGGTCTTCTTGAGTTCATCACGCACGGCTTTGTCCTCAGTGTTGCGGATGCGCTGGATGAGGTCGTGCTGGTTGGGGTTGTTGCGGATGCGGTTGATAGCCTGCTCGATGGTGATGATATGCCCCGATGAGGTCTCACGCACGGAGGGGAAGATGGTGATCTTGGTCATAATGAAAGAACCCGAGATGGGTTCGGTGTGACAGCACCTCCCCCACTCGGGTAATAAATTTTATAGGTTTGATTGTGCGAATGTCTGTCACCATCCGCTGCTACAAATATACAACACTCATCGCCACTTCCATCCCGGTGGCACGAAGGTCGTGGTCTTGGTCTTGGCGATGCGAGTGAGGATGTCGACTGCGGTAGGGATGCCGTTGACCTGACGGCAGCGCAGGAAGGAGTGAAGCAGGTCGTAGTTGATATTGATCATAGTGTGTTGGTTGGTTGTTGTTGGTCCCGATGGGGGATTCGAACCCTCATACCCCCAATGGGGATGTTACCAGTTACATCAATCGGGGAGTGTTAGTATCGCTCAAGGAGTCTGTTCAGGTAGTAGCGTGCCTTCTCAAGGTCCTCCTTCGGTCTTCCTTTGTGCTTGTAGCGTGTTACATACTTAATGATGTTACCCTCGCAGAAGTCCAGTGAGTTGGCTTGTATGTACTCGATTGCTTCAATCTTTCCTTGCTTGTAGTGGCTTACAGATACTTCCAACTGAGATGATTGAATATTCCTCCCAATACTGCCGTTATTGCGACTGTGGTCCATAGTCTCTTTGCTTTGGTTTTCTTGTTGAGTTGCTTGTTGAGTTTGATAATCGACTGCTCCTGCTCATCGGTGAGTTGTTCAAGAGCAGTGATGTGTTCGTCCTTTGCTTTGATCTTAGCATCGAGTCTGCCACGCAGTGACTCGGAGACTTCCAGTGCAGCAGCCTGCTGGTCGGTGAGGTCCTCGCACAGTTGCAGTTGCTCCCGGTCGGAGTCGGCAGTAATCAGGTCCTGCACGAGTAGTGTCACCAGTCGCTTGGGCAGGTATACGAGTGAGTCCTTATTTGTAGCGTTCTGTGAGTAGCTTGAGAAGCTCGTCAGAACTATACTTAGAGATAGCAGCAGTCTTTTCATGGTTGATACGTTTGAGGGTTTTGATACGGTTGCGACTCAGGTCAATCTCTTTGTAGAGAAACTCCAGTGAGTCACGCAGTGAATGAATTTGCAAGTCATAGGACTGGCTGAGTTGTTCGTACTGCTCGATACGAGCGATGAGTGAGTCATTGCTTGGCGCAGGTGCGTACTCGATTCGTGGTGGCTTGAGTGCCAGCCATACGCAGAGGAGTGCAAGGACTCCGATTGCGATGTAGGTGAGTTTGGTTTTCATAGGTTTATGTTTAACAATGTTATACCCTATTAGGTACAATTAATGTCGAATTTATTATTTTATACCTATATGGGTATAGCAACAACCGACTTATCACTTGATGTTCTTATAGTCTTCCACGAATTGTTCCCAAGTCCGTGCAACGAGATAGACACCGCCAGCAGCTTCGTATTCTTCTTTGATTTTGAGCTGGTCCTCTGAGAGTCTATCCTTGCCCCACTTGACCTCTATTGCTACTGGCACTGCGAAGATGCGGTCATCGTACTGGATTTTCTTGGTAGCCATGATGTCTGCGATGCCTTTGCGGGTTCCTGACTTGCGCCACTTACCAGTCTTAGCATCATATATCCCAGTGTTGTTGATGCGGTCTGCGTAGCCTCCAGTGACTCGTATGTAGGCTTCTATGCAGCGTGTGAGTGAATTGGATGAATTCGCTACGAACGGAATGGTGGGGAAGTAGTGAGGGATCTTGGCTGCGTGGGGATACTTAGCCATCTTTAGGTCGTGGATTGCTTGGGTGAGTTCGCTTAGTGTCATCTATTGCCTTGAATATAGTGTAAACCAGTTGAGGAACTACTGCGTTGCCGTAAGCCATTATGGATTGTTGTCTCCACTTCGGAAAGGTAATTCCGTCCAGTCTGTGGGAAATCCCATCATCTCCGCTACAAATTGGGGATTGAGTTGGGAAGTTTTGCCATTGGTTTTTGCATTCCACATTGCTAAATCTTCTTGCCTTTTCCCTATTCGATTGTCCCAATACTTTTCGCT